AAAGCATCTTGTAGTGTAGCGAATACCATTTCGCTTGATCCACTATTACATGCAGAAGTTAACTTAGCAAAGTATCTCCTCTCTGCACCCTTAACAGATTGAACTGCAAGTGCCCAGTTCTGGTCACCTCTTAAGTATGTGAATGAGTTAGCAGCACCACCAGCAGCAAGTCTATCTGTTTCAATTGTACCAGATACAATATCACCAGCAGCAATCTGGTTGGATGATAATGATACCCAGTTATTAGCATCACTAGCAGAAGTATTAACAACTCTAGTAATATCAATATTTACTGCAGGGATGTCACTACTATCAAAGAAATCAGTATCTTCTAATTTAATCTTATTAACAATATCACCATACAATCTACTTTCAATTAAAGCACTACCTTGTGCTTGTGTTCCTGATCCAGCAGGTGCAGCAATGGTGACAGTTGGTTGTGTAGTATATCCTTTACCACCTTTATATCCGTTAAAGACTATAATTTCTAACGCAACAACTTCTCCATTAGCAATTACTGATTGTGCTTTACACTCAACTGATCCAGCTTGTGGTGCACCACCTGTAATAGTAACAGTTGGTGCTGCAGCATAACCAGAACCACCATCACTAATATTAAGTTGATAAACAACACCCTGTCTATATTCTGTAGCCTGTAAACGTCCTTGACTTACACTACCATCAAATATATCTCCAATAGTAAATTGTAATGTTGTGTCTACAAGGAATGCTAAGAATTGACTATCTAAATCATTGTTCAAGATGAACGATGTTGATGTATCTTGTTGGATACAAATATCACCAGCAAGAGCACCTTCCAATGATAATCGTGCTGCTTGATTAGCAACAGTAAAGACTTCAAATGGTCTTAGAGCAGGAATCTGGTCAATAGAAATCTTACCAGAGTCTGTTAATTCAACCAGTGCTCTAGGAACAGCGTTAGTTGAATAAGGCTTGTTTATGTATGGACCTAAGTTATTAGTAATGTAATCTCTAACTGCTTTCTGAGTAGGTAGTTTAGAGTCAGTAGCGTTAGCACCACCCAATGTATTTGAATTATCAAATCCAGTAACAACAACATCACCACCTTTCAATTTCAAGAATTCAACTTCAGAAATTGTAACCGTACCAGTAAAGGTAATAGCACCAGTTCTGTTCTCAATTCTAGCGAATGTACCAACCTTGAAGTCTCCTAGTTCGTCAGTACCAGAAACATAAACACGACCATACTGTTGAGAAACTTGTTCAAATGCTTCTGTCTTAGTACCACCGTTCTCAGGTAGTGCAAGATAGTTTGTACCTGATCCAGCAAATTCCCATGTATGAGATGAGGAGTTAACAATAGATGGTCTGTGTAGATTAATTGTTTCACCAACTAATGTTGATGCAGATACAGCTTGACCTGTAGTATCGTTCTTAACATTAAGAGGATCACCTGTTCCATTATCAAGTGTTAATTGAGCAGAGAAAGGAGGACCAACTGTAACAGCACCAACAGCATCTACAAAGAATTCAATGTCAGCATTAACATTAGAGAATCCATCAATCTTAACAACATAATGCTCTAGTGGTTCTCTACCCAATCCACCAACTGTAAGGATAGTTCTTCCTGTAGGAGTAGAAGAAACATTAGTAATAGTACCTATGTCAAAACTATATGGTTCATCTCTAAATCCAATACCACGAAGAGCGTAGATACCAAAGTTAGTAGCAGAGTTTGTAATAGATGCATAACCACCACTCTCTGCTAAAACACCATCAGCACAGAAGATAACGAATACAGAAACTAACTGTACATAACCATCTTCTATAATCTTATATCCAGTACCACCAAAGGATACAATCGTGAATGCAGATGCAACCATTGATTTACCCTGATTAGGGAAGGATGCAGTTCCATCAAGTTCTAATCCAGCAAACGGACAGTTAGGTTGCTTAACCTTAGATCCATCAACTAGAGCACCGCTACCACCCAAGAATGAGATAACAGAAGAGTTCTGAGTATATGGAGATGCCTCAATGATTGGATAATCATCATAGTCAGCACGAATAGCCATGCGAACTAAATTCTGATCATAGATGTAATTATCTGGATATGAGATAATAGAATTAGTATCATATAAAGTTCCAAATGTTTGAGTCGTTGCTCCTGGTTCTATACCACCACTAGGATTAGTTTCATATTGTAAGATACTATTCAATAGATCCATCTCTGTTATGATGGAAGTAGCAACGTTAGCACATGCAGGTACTTGACCAGTAGTATAAACTTGAACAGAGTTTGTATCTGTTCTTACAAATGTATGTGCAGATTGTGGAAGATGTTTAACACAATTGTTAGCAGCAGTTACAAATGTATGTGCAGATTGTGGATAGAATCCAATTGCTGTTGAAGTTGCACTTGAGAATCTATGATTATAAGCACCACCAGATTTAACTGCTCCACCAGTTGCACTAACAAATGTATGTGCGGAACTAACACTGATAGCACCCTGTCCACCATTTACATTAACTGTAATACCTGTACTTGTGGTTGCAACAATCTGAAGTGATTTTCCACTAACATAATCTGTTCCTTCTTTCTTAATTCCATCAGCACTTGCAGAAACAAATGTGTGAGTATCTGTGTTTGTTGGTGATGTTCCTTGTAAAGCATTAACTTCAAATGTATTTGCAGTTACATTAGAAACTGCTACGTAAGTGTTATAAAGAGGATCACCTACACGTGGATAATGACCATTATTACCATCACCATAAGTGCAACTGAATACTAATGATTGATCATCAAATTTAATCTTGTCTCCATTACTCAATCCATGTGGAGCTGTAGTTGTGATTGACATCACACCTGTAGCTGGAGTATATGTAGTTCCTGTTGTTGCAGTAAATGTTGCTTGAGCACGTGGGTATGTACTCTGAGTTGATGTAGATGCACCAACGTTAATTGTTACTGAATCTCCATTAACGTTAGTAATCGCTATAGGAGTATTGTATGCAGGGTCAGTAGTTCTTGGATATGCATGGTTAGTAGCATGTCCATCTGCATCACAAGTAAATGTAAAGCATCCTTCACCAAGAGTTACAGTGTCACTAGTGGTCATTGTATGACCAGCCATAACAAATACTAAATCTCCTGTTGCTGGAGTGTATGTTGCAGCAGTTGGACTCCAAGTATTTCCATTACTATCATCAAATCCTGTGGTACTTACAAATAAATGTTGACCAACAGCAGCACCACAGCTGAATGTCAATGAATCATCTTCTAACTTAATATGTTCTCCAACAGATAAAGTATGAGCACCTATCTGGAGTTCTAGATCACCTGTTACTGTATTGTAAGTTGCATCACTAACGTCATGAGGTGTTACAGCACCAGCAGCACCAACATTAAATGTAAGTGTTCCTGTCTGTCTCTGTAGACCATTTAATGCAGCACTTACGAATGTATGAGATCCAGTGTATGAAGATCCACCAACATTAATGTCAAAATCATTTCCATTAACATTGCTAATTTCTAACCACTTGTTACTAGCAACATCAAAGTTTGGACGTGGGTATGTATGTCCTGCAGATGCTGCACTTACATTGATTGTAACTGAACTTGCATCACAGTTATCAACTGGAATGATTTGATCGTATGCATAATCTTTCTTCCATGTAACACCATTTGCAGATGCACCAACAAATGCATGTGCATCAAGGTTTGTTGAAGGAACTGTTTCAAGAACCTGTACATCAAATGTATTAGCAGTTACGTTCCATATACGTAACCACTTACCACTTACTGGGTCACTAGCACGTGGATATGTTTTCTCTGCAGCAGCACCAACTGCACCACCAAATCCACAACTGAATGTTAATGAATCATCTGCAATTTTTATATAATCTCCATTCTTCCAACCATGATTAGCAATGGTCAATGTCATCACACCAGTGACTGGTGAGTAATCTCCATCTGTTACTGTCTTCTGTTCAACAATATCTCTTGGATAACTATGTGTTGTAGCATTATCATCTGCATCACAAGTAAAGTCTAGAACATTAGCTGCTTGGAACTTAATAGCATAAGTTTGTTTTAGAGGAGGAGTTGCACTTACAAATGTATGTGTGTCTGTATTAGTAGAAGGAGTTACATCTAAAACACGAACAGTTAATTCAGTAGAAGTTACATCATAAACTTCTAACCATCTTCCTGATACTGGATCAGATGATCTTGGATATGTCTTAGTTTGACCACCAGAAGCAGCACCAACATTAACTGTTACTGTAGTAGCAGTTTGACCTGTTATAGCAAGAGCTTGGTTATATGATGGATCTGATGAACGTGGATAATAATGAGTAGTTAAATGACTATCTGCATCACAAGTAAATGGTAATTTATCAACACCAATTGTTACTGTATCATTACCAGCAACAAAACTATGAGCTCCAATAGTAAGTTCTAAAGCACCGTTAGAAGCATTATAAGTTGCATCAGTAACGTCAAACTGACGAGTACCTATTGTAACTGCATTTTCTACTCTTCCACCAACATACTTGTGTACTCCACCACCATATACACAACTGAATGTTAATGAATTATCTGGAATCTTAATCCATTGTCCATTAGATAATCCATGTGCACTAGTAAATGTATATGTTAATGTACCTGTAGTTGTATTATAATCAACATCGGTTACTGCAGGAGCTGATACAGGAGCCTGATTAAAGTTGTTTGAAGAAGATTCTTGTATAACTAACTCACCAGTTAAAGGATTGTAGGTTGTACCAGCATTTGCATCTCTCAATACACTACCAGCATTTACACCAGTATAGTAAACATTTTGAACAGATCCACCAACATAAGTGTGATTGCCAATAGCACGATCAATAGCACAATTAAATGTTAGAGAATTATCTAATAACTTAACAAAGTCACCGTTAATGAATGGATGGTTGGTAACTGTTAATGTAATCTTACCAAGACCTGCATCATAAACAGCATTTGAAACTGTATGTTGACTAAGACCAACACCAGTAATTTCAACTGACTTACCAAATTGTGGATCAGTTGAACGTGGATAAGAATGAATACTTTGATGATCATCCATATCACAAGTGAATGATAATCCACCAGCTCCAAGAGTGATATGCTTACCAACACCTAATCCATGTTGACCAATGGTAACAACCATATCGCCAGATACAGGATCATAAACCGCATCTGTAGGTTGGAAAGTTTTATCAGCAGGTGATGCACCAACATTAACTGTGATAGTATTAGTACCAACAGCAGTTATATTAACTGATCTTCCAGAATATTTGTCGTGGTTAGGACGTGGATAAGTCTTGGTAGAATCATTACCATCCATTGCACATTTGAATGACAATGAATTATCATCAATAACAACACCAAATCCTGGACTCATATTATGTCCAGCACCAACTGTAAGTTCTAACTCACCAGTTGCAGGATTATATGTAGCATCAGTTGGTGTCCATTGTTGATCAGGATCAGAAGCACCTACATTAACTGTAAATGTATCTGATGTTGTACCTGTAACTGCAAGAGAATTACCATATGCAGTTTGTCCTGACTGTGGTAGGTAGTGCTCTGTAGCATTACCATCCATATCACAAGTGAATGCAAATGATCTTGGTGATAGTCTTATACTATTACCTGTAGTAACACTATGACCAGGAACTGTCATGGTAAAGTTACCATTGGCAGGATCGTAAGAAGCAGTTGATGGAGTTAATCTAGCACTAGGTGCAGCAGATGCAGTATCAAGTGGAATATCCCAATCTTCAAATTTAGGAATAGGTGATGTAAGTGAAATTGGATCATATACTAAAACAGTTCCACCTGTTGCAGCACTTACAAATGAATGAGCGTTACCAGAAGCAGCTCCTGCAGCACCTACATTACAAGTAATTGTTGTAGCTCCACCAGAAGATTGAACATTAGTAATTGCAACTGATTTACCAAAGAATGGATCTGATTCTCTTGGATATGAATCTTGTCCACTACTACCATAATTACAACTGAATGTTAAAGAACCTGCTTTAAATGCAATCCTATCACCAGTAGTAGGCATTACAAGTGGATCTGGAATAATAATATCCATAGCACCAGTAGATGCTGTGTATACTGCTCCTGTTGGTGTAGTCTCTACATACGAACCATTAGTCCAGTTACGTGATGCAGCAATAGCATAAGTCTTTGCTCTTTGATATGCATATGAAACTGCAGGTAGTTCTGAAACTGGAACACCAGTTAATGCATTTCCACTATAATAACTTTCTGCAGCAGAAACAATACCATGGTTTCCACCAATAACTAAGTCTCTAAGTAACTGTTTAAGAGTATATTTTATATCCCTAGGACATTTTCTTTCTTCAACATTATCGTGTCCTAGGTTAGGGAACGCTGCTTTAGTATCTTGATATGCTTGGTCAGCAATAAGATCTGCGTTTCTTGCAATTAAGTAACCACCATCAATATATGCTGTATCAACTTCATTTGTTATTACATCAACCCATAAGTATGATAATGTATTAATAGCATCTCTTACATTAGCACAGACAGGGTTTCCAGCAGTTGTATTGATAATCGTGGTATCAAAATATCTGTTTACTGAAGAATACTTTGGAGTATAAACTGGATCTCCTGTAGTTCCATTTCCAGTTCTCCAATTCCTCATTGCGAGGATACATAACTGACGTGCATATTCAATAGCACGAACGTTTTGAACTATCTCATCTTCAATATAATTAATCTTATCATCAATAATATATTTCTTAGAACCTTCAATAACGTTATGGTTTGTTCCAAATTCTAAGTCTCTTACAAGAGCATTGACGAAATGAACAACGTCTTGCTTACATTGGTTATCTCCATCATCACCTACATTAGAACCACTTGTAGGAGCACTATATGAAGGATATGCCTTTGTTCCAGAAGCACATTGAATAAGAATATCAGCTAACTGAACCATACTGTCTTCTGTAAGTCCAGTAATTGGTGCTGAGGTTGTTATAGTTGCAATACCAGTAACAGAGTAATCATATACAAAATCACTAACGTTGTAAGTTGATCCACCAAATTTTACTGTACCACCACTAACATAGGTATTAACATGATCATTAGTACCTAAGTAAATTTTAAAATCATTTGCTGATACATCCCATACACGGAAGTAATCACTCTTAAATTCTTCATTGATTCTTCCTAATACTTCATCAGCAATAAAGTCTCTGTTGTTACGTAATAAAACACATGCGTCTTGGAATCTTCTACTTACTGGTGTTGATAATGGAAACTTGTTTGGAGAGTTTAGTAGTGATAATGTAACTACTCTAGAGTATGACTTAACAGTAGCAAATTGACCTGGATCAAAATCAGGATCAGTAATTGCAGGGTATTTTTTAGGAATTACAAATCTTCTAGAACGACCATCAGCATCGTCTAAAATTTTATAAATTCTTTGCCTACCATTTAATGCAGAAAGATCAGGAGATGTTGTTGGAAGACCTTCAATAAAAACTTCTTGACCTTCTCTGAAATTATGAATATTACTTCTACCAACCAATTCGTTGGTGTAGAAAATAATACCACCACTATCTTCAGACGTACCAAATTGAGATTCTTGGAATCCACCAGTTGTAATACTTGGATCACCCTGTAAAGAGAAGTCAATTCTTTGGATAGGCAATGCTGTATCAAAATCTTCTTCTACTTCTGTAACTTCACCTTCTGCTCTAATTGATTTAAGACTTGTTGTATCAACACTTTGCTCAACAATATTTGCACCACTTATGCTTATAGCTTCTACTACTGCATTATCCCATGACTTAGCACCAAGAATAGGTACAACTTCAATTATCCAATAACCATTGGAAATTTCAAAATCATCATCAATTGATTTTACTTGATAAAAACCAGGTGTAGTTATTGTACTATTATCAGTATCATTCAAATGAATGTATGTTCCTGGAGGAATAAGAGTATCAGGATCGGAATCTACTCTAAACTTATTAGCTCCATCTGTTTGAGTGATATTAAGAGCAATAGGATTACCTACTGTTCCACTAACAAGATAGTTAAAACGCTCACCCTCTAGGAAAGAACCACTTGTTAAGGTGACATCTAATTTACCTGTAAGATATGCATCAGCTCCAACTGTAGTTGTAAAGTTAACATCAATAATTCTTGCTCGTGAACCAGTGTTAACACCAACAACTTCTAATCCAGTTTGAAGAGCATTTCCTCCAGTATTCTCTTGGAAATTTACTCTGAATTGATCTGGTCCAAAAACTTGGTGACCAACTGGGAATTTAACACCAGCATCTCCATTAGCTTCAGCATCAATGACAACTTTTTGCTTGTCATCAAATACCATTGCATAATCCCAAGTAGCAACAGCATCACCAATTGAGTCAATTTGGTCACGATAAGTAACACCAATCACATAGTTCTTATCACCAAACTTAACCATGTGTTTGCCAGGATTACCTGGTCTTATGATTACCAAACGTAAGTTGTCACCAACGATTGATGCATCAGGTGGTAATGAAATTGGGTTATCTTCTACGTACTCACCACCAGAAACGATAATAGTTTCTTTAACTCCAGGAGTTTCCCATGCTAATTGTGCTGCCTTCTTAATACTTCTAACTGGGTTTACAGCAGATCTACCATCGTTAAGGTCAGAACCAATCTGTGCTGAAACGTAAATACGTCCACCAACGTCATTCGTTGCTAGATTAAGGACATATTCTGTAGTTGCAATTTTGTCTGTTCTATCGCCTAATAGAGGTGTTATAGAACGTGGATATATACCTGCTTCTCCAGTAGTATTGTATCCAAATTCTGAGGCATCATTTGCACGAAAACCAATATGTTTGAAGTTAACTTCACCGTTTAATGCTTCACCATCAACGTGTACAGGTGCAGAAGATCCAGTTTGTCCAGTGTTTAATGCTTGATATATGTTAGCACCGAACCATCTGTAGTTATCTTTCTGAATGATAACATTAGCAGACCATGGAGTACCAGTATTATTTGCGAATGTTTTTAAATTTGGTGCTCTAAAATTGGCATCAGGAGTAATAAAGTTATCAATATCAAGGTTCAGAATTCTTGCAGTATCTGAAATGATAGACGTTGAAGTTCTAATAGCACCGTTGATATCAAGTTCAAAATCAACAGTATCAAGAGCTGCGGTTGCAGTTGCACCACCACCATTACCACCAGAAATAGATACAGTTGGTGCAGTAGTATATCCAGAACCTGGATTATTAACAGCAACGTTTATTACTTGACCGTTAAAGATAAATGCGGATGCTAATGCTTGTATACCACCTGCACGATCAGGAGCAGTAATATTAACGGAAGGAGGAGTTGTATAACCAGAACCACCAGACGTTATTGTTATAACGTTTACTCTTTCACCAGTTCTATTAATACCGACACGAGGTAAGTCAGTCGCTTCATCTAACTGAGCACGGATTATCTCCTTCTCAGCAGACCCAGATCCTGCTCTAATTGTAAGTTCTTGGTCACCAATTAACGTTGGTTTACCGCCCCTAACGAATTCCTTATCAGAATTAATATTAAAACTCATGGTGCCGTCTTAGCTCCGCCTAATTATTCCTCAGTTATATTTAGCACTAAGCCCACGCAATACTGACAACTTGAGTAGAAACAATCCATTTGATAACATTTGTTGTTCCAGCTCTTGTGGTAGAATAACTAAAACGATTTGAAGATCCCAATGGAACTATTGCCCATGTTTGACCTGCTGGAATATCATCTTTAATTGTAGTAATCATTGAGGCAAGTACAGTAGTTGCTCCAGATCCATCACACTGCACGGAACTTTCTATTTTTCCTGCATAAACAGTACCTAATGGATTAACTGCGATGATGTTTCCAGTGATGAAATTTATAGTATTACTTTCTAGAGTAATCTGAGTACCAACATCATCTAATTGTAATACAGCAGTATTGATACCTCTTAGAATATACTGAGATATTTTACTATCTGAATAGTGTCTGTTCTTAACTTCTAAGCTATTAAGATCTTTTGCATTCCTGAGTTCATCTACGACAATAGTCTTATCAATAGAGAATCCACCAGTGGAATCAAGTTTTTGTAGTATTCTAGGCATTTTACTTCTTAGTAATGTTGTTGGTGATTGTAACTGTAACAGTTTGGGTTACCCCAACTGCATCTCCTAATGTAATAGTTATACGAACATCGTTAGTTCCAGATATATCAAATGTAGGAACAATCAGTTGTTGTCCTGTTCTAACATTACCATATTCTGTATGCCAAACATCCGTACCATCATCCAAGAGTCCAAATTCAATAAATTCACTATCTCCTGTTGTTGGATTCTCTGCACAAACAATTGTTTTAGCACCAAGACCACTGGTGTTATTGTATATAACTGATGTACCAACATTATTTGTTCCCTTAACAAGATTAAACTTGTCTGTTAATATTTTAGTATCAGCAAGTTCAAACTCTTTAAGTTCACCATCAAATACTTTAACACCATTATATGCTCCAGTACCAAATGTAGTATTAAAGTAAACATCACCTTGATTGTCTAATCTTAATACTGGTTCAACATATAAACCAGAAGATAATCCAAGATCAAAGTATTGTTTTGCAGAATGTAAGAATGTAGTATCTGCTAAAGTATTATCAAGTGTTGTAGCAGCTGCATCAAATGTTATTAATGATGCAGTTAATTCAAATTCATCTGAAGTTGTAGATACAATAGTATCAACAGTGTCAAACTCTAATTGTGTCGTAGTAAGTCTTAATGTGTTATTTCCATCATTATAGAAATATAATATGTTCTCATTAGCACCAGGTGAAGTCTCAGGAATAATGTAAGTGTTCTGATCTACGTCTTTAACTCCACCAAGAGAACCCCAGTTAACTCCATCATAACCTTCAAATAAACTATCGGTTGTGTTAAATCTAACAGAACCTTGAGCAGGTGATCCTCTCTCTGCAGTAGTACCAACTGGAACTACCAAAGTGGTTTTAATATCACATACAACTTTCTTTCCTGGAAGAGGAGATAGACTTAAGTCATTAACATCAGTTGTGATAATATTATCTTTAAGTCTTAAATCACCATTGATTGATAAATCAGTTCCACCTAATGGTGCTATTCTAAATTCTTCAATCTCTTCAAAAGTTAGTGGAGCAACTGCTGTAGTAGAATATCTTAAAGTTGCTGTTCCATTTGTAAAGTCATTACCAGTAGTATCTGTAGGAGGGTTAGCATCAGTTCCAGTTTGACCTCCTGCAACAACAAGGAATAAGTTGTTGAGATATTTTACATAATCATCTGTAGCTACTGGACTATTAGCATTCCAATTAGTATATGCTGGAGCAGATACGTTTACAGATCTTACTTTCTTTACGTTTACAAATTCTTGATAGAATGGTGTAATTCTTATAGTGTTTTGAGCATCATTATAGAAATATAATGTATTATCATTTGCACCAACTGTTTCTTCTGCAAGAATGTAAGTATTACCATCTAAGTCTCTAACTCCTCCAAGAGATGACCAAGAAGAGGTAGAAGAAGCATAACCTTCATACTGACTTGTAGATGAGTTAAATCTGATAGCACCAGCTACTGGACTTGGAGGTCTTTCAAGGTCAGTTCCTACAGGAATTATTAGAGATTTTGTAGAATTTATTTTTACATCCTGACCAACTGATGGTGTCAATTCAATATCTGTTGTGGCACCACTTGCAATAACAGCATTTGTTATTGTAAGTTTATCATTAATGTTTAGTGAATCAGAACTCTTTATAATACCTGCTGCTATTACGTTACCATTACTTGCATCAATAGAAAGTTTACCTGGTCCTACATCAACTGTTCCAGTTAAATTAAGATTTATGTTTGTAGCATTAAGAGCAAGGTTTGGTGATACTGAAGTTATAGAATCAGCAGCAATATTCAAACTAGAAATAGTATTAGCAGATAATGTACCTTGTACTGATAAACTATCAAACTCACCAACAGTTGCATCAACTGTAACTGCTGTAAATTCTCCAGTTAAAATATTACCAGTTATACCAGCAAAAGTATCAATTAAAATTACAGATACACTTAACCCAGAACCAAAAGTTACAGGGTTGTTTAGATCTATAGTAATTGTTGCTTCTGCGTTATCAGGACCACCAAGGTCTACATTCTCACGTGAATAGTAATATAGGGTTGGAGTAGTTGTCTCAATTTTAATAGTTAATGAAGTAGTAGTTCTAGTAACTCCAGTGTTATACTCAACACCAGCAAACGATAAAGTAGTAGATCCAGATGCTAATGGATTCCTACTTAAAGTAATAGTATTACCAACTACATTAGTTACTGTTGTTCCTGCTACCAATTGTCCAGTTCCACCAACAAAGGTGACTAACATACCAACAAGAATTCCTGTGGCATTAGTTACACTTACTTGATTTGTAGTTACATCAAGAGTAGCAGTAAGATTTTCAACCAAACTAGGAGAATACTTACCATCTCTATATTGAGTAAAGGCAAGAGTCTCAGTTAACATAGAAGGATCTGAAACATCAAACTCATATGTTGATCCAGCATACAATGTCAAATCTGGTGTCATTTGTAGACCAGAACCAGTATTAATAAAGAATCTATCTTCACCTGAAGAAACAGTTGCTACAGTAACTTGTGTAGTTGCAGCATTTTCAAAAACATCAGTTGCTGAAACAGCTCCTTGTGCAGAATCTAAGAATAATCTAGTAATATTTCCAGCAGCAGTATCAACTCTTATAACATCAAAACTAACTGCTGCACCTTCTGTTGGTACTGTTGTGATAGTATCTCCTGCAGCTGCCCAATTTGCAGCAACTGTTCCACTAAGTGTTACTTCAAGTACAGTCTTTTTAATAACGCTATATTGAATAGGTTGTACTACATCTTCTGGATCTACTGATAAAGTATTTCCTTCTTCATATCCTGTACCACCTTGTGCTATAGCAATATTATCTACAACACCTAAGTTACCAACTGTATATGAAAAATCATCAGCAGGATCACCATATGCTGGTGTAAAGGTTAATGTTGCAGAACCTGCTGTTGTTGGTTGTGAAGATATTTGAATTATGTTATTAGCAGAAGCTAATACAGTTGATGCTGCTGCTAATACACCATTACCAGCAGTTTGCGTAACAATATCACCTACAAATATAATACTAGAATCAGCAACATCAAATTCATCTAAAGCACCAATAGATGAGAAATCTAATGTCGCAGCACCAGCAACTGTTGGATTTGCTGATAATGTAAGTTGAGTTGAACTATCAACAGAAAGAACAGTTGATTCAGCAGCAAGTTGTCCAGTATCAGATCCACCTTGATTGATACTCATACCTGCAAGTATGCCTGTAGTATCAGCAACAGTGATTTGTGCTGTGTTAGTAGCCAATGTAGTTGCTACGCTAGCTACAGCACCTCTAAGGGTTGTAGTTATACCTGTCTGTGCTTGTGGTAGTGTTAGAACATCTCCAGTTTGATAGTTATTACCATACTGAGTTAATACAAAATTGGTTATAATACCTGGGTCTGAAGTTAATGTCCATGTAAATCCACCACCAGAACCAACTCCGTCAAAGTTAGCATTAGCACTTAAAACATCACCATTTACATAACCACTACCTTCTGCAGTAAATACAACCTCAATAACAGCACCAGCAGCATCTGTAATAATATCTGCTATAGCACCTGATCCAGTACCACTAACGTTAGTTAAGTTTACATTATTGAAAGTTGTAGAAACAACATAACCAGCACCTCCAACAAGAGTACCATTAGATAAACCATTAACATCAAAAGATATATTTGCTGCACTACCAGTAGCACTACCTTGTAATGCAACACCAGTAAATGTTCCTGGATTATATCCAGAACCAAGATTACTAACTGTTCCAGCATATGGAACAACACCTATGTTAGCAGTTCCACTTCTACCAGAACCTCCTGTAAGAGCAATACCAGAATAATCACCTGGTTCATATCCAGAACCTGGATTTAATATTGATATACCAGCAGTTTGGAGTCTATTTTGAGTTAATTGAAAATCTTGAAGAACTTCTACTTTAAGATTTGAAAGATTTTGTACTCTTTTTCCAGAGCTAACAAAACCAAGTATACCCGATGATGGTCTGTAAAGACCTAAAAGATTGTCATTATCAAAAGCAAGGGATGGAGCTTGGATAGTTCCATCACCTAATTTTAAATTTCCTGTTGATAAATCAGATCCACCTTCAGTAATACTGAAAATTTGTTGACCGATCTGATTAATTTTGACCCTTTGTGATTCAAAGGTGTCAGTTCTTTGTACTGCTACTGCTGGCATTTTTGATTAACTCTCTAAGCAAGGACTTGATTTCAGAGACTTCAGTCTTCAACATATTTATGTCTTCCAATGCGGAACCTAAGTGCTTAGACTTACGTCTTGCCTCTATAGCAGAATCATCCAAATTAATGATGGCACCTGTCTTTTGGTCTCGTACAAGACCATCATGTCCTTGCACTTTCAAATAACCCATGTGCGGACCTAGAAAGATGCTACAGCTCTGATATCCTGAACTTTAGGAACAAATGCGGGATCTACACTACTCATTATAACTTTAACAGCAAATGAACTAAATTCTTCTAAGTCAGAAACACTATATTTAAGATCTTGATATGCAGATTGCTTCTCTACAACACTAGAAATACTATTTTCACTAGTTGCTAATTCTAAAACATCTGGTAATCCAGTTTCATTGAAGAATATCCAATCTAAATCTTCAAAGTTTTCTTGACTAGATGCTTTCTTTAACTTATAAAGAACCTGTATATCTGCTACATCTTTAACAGTTGCTGTAAGATGAACATCTATAGATGTTGCAGGATTATTAATTACAATTTCTTTAGTTACATACTTAGCAACAGAAGAACCATTTTTAGATCTATCTTCTCTTACAAAATCAATACCATTTGTATAAGATAATTTACCAACTTCTAGGTAACTAGCTTCTTCATCTGGTTGATTTGGATATTTAATAAAGTCACCTACACGGAAGATGTCAACAAGTTGATCACCAGTAACTGCATTTCTATTGTATAGTACATTTGTATTAATGGCATCTGTATAGTTGTCATTAATAGGTTTAGTATCAGCTCTTAAAGTTAATTCTTGAGTCTGACTATTCCATATAGTTGTCTTACCAGTTATAACATTATCATAAGTTTCAAGTATAATACTTGGATTACGTGCTACTACAGTAGCAGCATCATCTATTTGTGTAAAGAACTGTATTGGATTAGAATCAACTGTAACAGAATCTAACTGTGTTTGATTTCCTAAATCAACTGTCTCTCCTTTTTGGAAGAATTGAGTAGTCTTAACTCTTACATAAACAACACTACCATTAACTCTAGCAATTGTTCCTGTAGTCTTAGATGTTTTTCCTACTATAGTTTGTTCAGTTTGTATTTCAGTTCCACCATTACCAGCAAGTTGGAATTGGTATACAGGATAGAACTCAATAACTTGATCTCTTCTACCAAACCTATCTTCATTACCATGTGCTTTTTCTATTCTGTTAGTAACTGTTTTAACAGTTGCACTTGAAAGATCAATAATTGGACTCAAATGAGACGCAGTAGATGAGATAGACATCTTATACATTAATGAACCAGAAAGAGTATTAAGAGTTTCATTAATATCAGAAGCAACTATCTTCTGATTTGTAAAGTAATGTGGTTCATTTAAGAATGTCTTTTCATAATCAGTTTGTGAATATGAAGTATAATTCAACGTTGAAGAATCAACAGGAACTACATTTGTAGTTTTAACACTGGTGTCTAATGTTGTTCCAGTAAATGTTAGATAATGTATTTGAGGATATAAAGTCTCAAATTTTCTATTGTGACTTGCGTATACCATACTTCCACCACCAACAGAGTTTCCAGCAGCTGAAGTTGGAGAATTGATATTATAACTATCAACACCAGAATTACTTACTTGGAATAAGTTACTGTTAATAGTAGATGCAGTAACACCACCTGTTGCTGTAGCAGTTCTATAGAATACATAAGATTTTCCACTATCTTCAAATCCATGATCTCTATGATTAACTTTCAATATTGCATTATTATTTTTAAATAATTTTGATTGTGAAGCAGAAGAAGAACTTGCATTAGTTTCTAATGGATTTACATCCAAAAGTTCATAACCAACGCTATCATTCTTAAGAACTAATTCAGCTGGTCTAGAAGTATCAAATTCTGCACGATATAATTTAAACTTAAGATCTTCAAAATTATCTTCTGTCCAACTTTCAGTATTCTGAGAACGGTATACCGAACCTAAAGATGGTTGAGTTGTGATGACCGTACTTGTAGAAATATCAACTTCAGATAATCTAGAAACCCATAATTCATAATCAGTAGAATCTGTTTCTACAATAAGAGCATATTCAGTATCATTCTGTAGATATACTGGATAATCAAAACCGAAATGTGATGGTGTAGTAGAGTTTGTAACTTCACCTGAATCGGTTGCTACGCCCATTCTAACAGCAGGAGTATCTATTTCTATATAAGTTTGAATTTCACATCCTCCAGCACCATTACCAACGCCTTTAACAACAACTGATGGTGCTTCTGTATATCCAATACCACTTAAAGAAATCTCAGCATTATAAATTTTTCCACCAGATACTTCTATAGAAGCTGTTGCAGTGGATCCACCTGGAAGTTGAGGACTTTCAATAGTTAAAATAGCACTATCATAATTCTGTCCTGTGTTAGTTACTTTAATATCAGAAACCTTACCACTATCTTTTGCTATTGCTAAAACAAGACTTGTTCCATCAAGTGCATTAGATGTAGTTATAGAAGGAACAATTAAATCTTCATTAGATTTGAATGATCTTCCATTGTGATTACTTAATACAACTGTGTATACTTGCTCATTAGTAAGACTATACTTACCAGATGCAGTAGCAACTAACTCAACATTATTCTTGTCAAATATTTTAAGTATAGGACCAGAAGCAGCAGAAGAAGTACCAGTTACATTTTCTCCTTTATATACTGCTAAATTACCACTAGCATAACACCTAAGGAAAGTATTTGGTGATAATACTTTTTCACTACCAGGAACAATGTTCTTAGCAGGTTTTTCAGAATCTACATTAGTAATGTATGTCTTAACTGGAATGTTAGTGCTCTTCTTATTGAAATAAAGATCTACACCAGTTACAAAACAACCACCATCTAAGTTTTCTATCTTAAATGTTTGTGCAAGAGGATTAGGTCTTATAGGATTATCAGTATTACTTTCAATTAACTGAACACCTTCATTTGATTTAAAGATAGATGGTTTTGTAGAAACAATACTAGAAGGATTTTCTGGAAGAAGACCAGTAGCATAATATTTAATCTCTGTATAACTATCAACTAATTCCTTACTTTCATTAGTTTCACTTGATGTAAATCTAAATGTTAATATTCCAGATGTTACAGAAACTTCTTCTGCACTGGTATCATATCCAACTGTATTAACATCACCAGTCCATGTAGTATTTTCAAGTGGTGGATGACCAGATGGTAGTATAATAATACCACTAGCATTACCATATTCATCAGTGACTATTTCACCATTAAATGCTGAAGGTGAATTACCAGCAATTCCAGTAAATCTAAGATCTGGATTAATCCAACGACCAATATTTCTACCCTCTAAGAATGTGTAAATCTTAGTATTGGGTTTCATTCTCTTAATAACAAATTTTACAGGAACACTTCTAGCAAAGAATGAAAGTGATGTAGAAACTAAACTATCTCCAACACTCTTAGTTTGAATACCTTTACCTACTTCATTATTTTGTGGACTAATATTAGAAGAACTACCTACAGAAGCACTAGCAACAGAAGTAGTAGCTTCTTGTGTGTTTACTAATCCAAGAGAATTGATTGTTGTAAATGATGTAGAAGTTCCAACCCAGTTAACTACAAAAGAATTATAGAGACTTGAGAAACTTTCTTTTACATTATCCTTTGCTAAGAAAATACTAAACAAATCAGTATTTGTATCAACAACTAATGGTTCTTCATTTTGATCGTACCAATGATCAACAGAAGGAGATACTTCACCATCTCCAACATACTGGAGAACAACAAATGGATTTGGATTTAATGTCTTAGATGCAAAATCATTTCCAAGTAAAGATAGATGTGTATATGGAAGAGTTACCATATCACCAGACTTCTTGTAACCAGAAACTGATCTCTGATCATTTCTAACATTAACTTCAGTTAGAGATATAGAATCTTCTTTTGATTGAGGACGTAATACAGACTGTTGACTATCAATAGCACATCTATAATCTAAGGAAGAAAGATTACCAACTTTATGTGCTTCAAAATTATCTACAAAGAATCCTGATTTGAATCTATCTAATCCAATCTCATCCTTAACCTGCATGTTAAGAGCTTGCTGTTCTAATATGCTAAGAGTTGTATAGTATTCAAGACGTTCAATACGTTTTTCTAACTTACCAATATCCTTCATCGTATAACGACGATTGTCAACTGGTGTTATACGTACATCTTTACTTGTCTTCGTAAATGCTGGAACATATGCATAGAAAAGTGCAACAGCATCATCAATAGGATCTGGTTTTGATGGATTGAGTGAAGAATTACCTTCTTTAACTACAAAGTTTCCTTTCTTATCTAAGAATATACCATCAATACGATCTAAGTATTGAGACTGACTAAACGAGAATGTATATTCTAGATTAGTATCTGGAGCTGGAGTGCTAGAAACTACTGCACCTGCACCAGAGAATGATCCCGTGGTTACTTCTAAAGTAGACTTATCTAAGAAACCTGGAATAATAGCATCAGTATCAACCTTAGGTCTGAAATCAATTACATTCTTAAGTTCTAAATTACCATGAACTGAAGAATTGAATGTTGGAATTTCATCTTCTGGTACACCTGCATCATGCAAGTAACTATCAATAGTAATGAAATCTCCTTGTGATTGCTCAAAATAATCAAAAGCAATAAGTAATTGACCAGAAGCAGGTTCAAAACCTGGTTTTAGAACAATACGAGACACATCATATATTGTATCTCTCTGTCCATTATCAAATGTATAGTTATTAGTAACGTCAGTTCCTGAAATTAGATTACCAGCTGTATCTACAGTTGGTGGTTGACTTGCAGTACCCTCATAAACATATCTAAGTTTATATGCATCAGAATAAGATAGTGTTTCTACAACCTCAGTATCGTAATCACCTCCTCTAAATGGAACAACACGATCACCAGCAGATGATATAACAAGTCTCTTATTCTTAATTGCAGTTTTTAATCTTGGTTTTGCATTCTCAACTTCAAGAGTTGCAGTCAACTTAAGTTTAGGGAATGTACCATTAGATGGAACCGTTCCAAAGTAATTTGATGGTAACTGTAAACTAATACTACCAGATGTAAGACCACTTGCAGTATCAGTAGAAGATGTAATTTCTACTGCATTGTTATCAACATAAACAATATCACCTTTTGCAATATCAGGAGCATCACCTGGATCAAGTACAGTAACTATAAAATTACTTTCAGTGAATGCTGCAAATCTTTGTGTACCAAATGGTAATTGAGCAGCAAAGGTAACCATACCACCACCAGAGGAAGCAGTAGTTACAAAATCTCTACGGAAGTAATATTTAATCTTAGTATCATCTCCACCAGCAGAAACTTTTGATACCTGTCTACTTCCTGTTGGATAGATAAGACTTCCAGAATTTGTATTCTGTAGTTTTGGACGTAAACGAACAATACTTGTATTAGTTACATCTCCTGGTAATGCTGTATCAAAATAAATTCTACTCTTAGAAGATCCTTCTTGCTTAGTAGCATATTGTACAATAGCACGAACTAAATTATTTGATTCATCAGAGAATTGAATTAAATCTCCTTGCTGTACTAAAATAGAAGCATCAGCACTGAAACTAGTAGACTCAATAAAGCTAGATCCTTGTGAACCAAAGAATGTATAATTTGTTACACTCTTGATTTCTGAAAATACTTGACTATCTACAACAACATCTGCAGAGAAGTTATTTGCATTTCCAGATCCATAAGCACAACCAACTGATTTAACATTCTGTGGTGTGTATGTAGTTACACTATTACTAAACAATACAGGGACTACAGCAGATGCAGCACTTGGAGTTGCAGCACCATCAGGTTGTTTTACTGTTATAGCTGGAGGTTGTGCATATTCTATATCTACTGCCCGTCTATTAACAATCCTTGCAGAATATATTTTACCATCAGTAGTCTTCTCAAGTTCAATCTTAGAAGCATCAAACTCAGTTCCATTGATTAACAACGATACTCCATCTGCATATCCTAATCCTCTATTCTGAACAACAAAGTGAGAAAGAGTATTGTCAGTAGCAATTCTTACTGTGTTTCCATCTTCATCTCTAAGAGTTTCTCCAGATTTAAACTTACCAGAAAGAGTTTTAACAAATAATATTTGATTTGTAGAATATAAACCACTAGCAGATCCTTCAACAACACCATATGCATTACTATTGATTCCAGTTACATACATACCCTCATCAAAAGGATTAGTTCCACTTGGAACAGACTCTAAAATAATTCTGGTAAAGAACTGAGGATCAAAATAAGAGAATCCAAATGTAGTATTATATGCAGCAGTACCTTGTCCTAAACGACCTTTAGAAAGAATAATATCTGAATCTGAATTAAAACCAGATCCCCTTTCCTGTAAGTAGAAGTTACTTGGTTTTGCTTTACCTACTATAGGAGTGATTGTATTTTGATAATCTACAATATGTCCAAAAGCTTCTGCTCCTGTTTGTGCATCAGATTCTGTAAGATAGATTCTTCTGAAAAATTCAGGATCAGATGAATCATACTCAAGAAGTAATAATTCTAATTCATTCTTCTTACCATATACTGTTAATTCTAAGAATTGAACAGATGAAGAAGCATTAATGAGTGGTTTATTAATCGTTGCAAATGAAATAGTCTTAAATGATCCAATAGCAGTTGGTGATCCTACATCACTTCTAGTCTTGATAAAATAAAGAGTTCCAAACTGACTTTGGAATGTTGCATCTGTTACTGCACCAATAAGAGTTACTGGATTTGTAATCTGTAAAGTGATCGTTTTTATACCATCATCAACACTAAAATTTTCACCTCTTCTATTAACAGTTTGTCTGTGATCTGTTGGATTCTCAGTATTATTCAATCCTACAGTACCATCATTAAATGTACTGTATAAAAATACATCAGGATATGCAGTAAGATCAGATCCTTCTTTGTTTAAAGGAACACTACCATAAACGTTAGTAACGTTAAAAGTTGGTAAACCTTTACTCTTTAAATTTACATTATCAGTAGAAAGACTTTCTCTTGCTTTATTAATCTCAAGATACTTAGTCTCTTTATTGACAATCTCATAACCTTTAATATACGCTTTACCTGGTCCTATACTTGCAACCATCTTTCTGGAAGCTTCAGAAGCATTATATCCATTATAAAGATCAAATATGTCAGCACCATAAAGACCTCTATTACCATCTTTCTGTGCCCACTCTCTCACATCAACATCAAAATTATCTACAACATAATCTCCAGACTCATCAAATGTTCTGCGAGCAAGAGTTTGTTCTAATACACTAAAATCTGTAGATTCAATCTTTCTTTGAATAACTCCTCTTGAAACTGTTAGGAGTTGAATAAAATTCTTATCTGTAATTGCATCAAGAGCAAATTCTTTTAACTCAAGAGATATCTTAAGTCTATGAGCTCCAGGTGCTGTGTAGTTTGCAGAACCAATAGAATTATCATATAAAGTTGATTCTTCTTCAGGAGTTACAATTTCCTCTTTAATAGTAAATCCAACTTTTGCAGATGGTTTATCATAATACTCATCAATGACAAGTAATGCTTCATCATTACGAACAAAATATCCATTAACAAAGTAAATACCTTCTTCTACTTTAACAGCAGAACCATAACCCATTGCAGAACTTTCAAGAGAAGTAGTTTCTCCAGTATCAGGGTTAGTTACTTGAATACTCGTAGGAAGTACACTACCGTCTGTACCTACCACGAGTAAAGGAGTATTGACACCATCAACAACTTCTAGAGTTTCACCTTGCCTAAAAGTTGGTTCTGTGTTTGAATTACCACTATTAATATAACTAACAAATAATGTATCAGCAGAACTTTCTGTTGCTAATTTTGTAGCTGCTACTGTAGCAAGAACACCAGAAGTTAAACCTTTCAACTGCTGACCAACTAGCTGAGAAATGTCGTACTTCTTATAAACGATATCAGTTCCATCACTTACCGCTACTTCTGAAACAGAAGATAGTTTGACGTAATCTAATTTCGTATTTAATCCTACTTCACCAGGTATGACAAGTTCACCTTGTTTAAAGGCATACTTACCAAAACTTTCTACTTGGTTCTGTAGAATAGATTGTAATTGTGTTAACTCTCTTGTTTGAATAGAGTATCCTGGACGAAATAGAATTTTATAAAAATTCTTATTCGCATCAAAATCCTCGTAATAAGGGCTTACATTCAGGTTGGTCTTCTGAGGCATCTCTACTCCACCAGTTATACTAGTATTCTCTCAGGAGTATTTAGCAGAGATGCGAGGGTGTTAGAACTCAATAACTAACTTAATGTCTTCAATTTGGTCAGGAGCACGAGTAATTAGTCTTCTATTCTCAACGTATATTACGTTTCCAGAGTTGTTCTCAATCTCAGGAGTAGCAAGACCACTTGCGAATGTAACACCTAAAAGTGCACTACCATAACTTGTATTTACTGTACCAGAAGCAGCAGAAGCTTCACCAGTAATAGCGTTAGATCCATTACTTTCAAAAGCTCTTACAACACCTTGATCGGTATGAGCATCATTTGTTTGGATGTACTTAAGAACACCAGCAGTTGTTGAACCACTATCTAATGTCCATGATACAACTGTACCTTCTGCAGTACCACCAGTTACGGTTTGTGTAATCTTTTCATCAACACTAAAGTCTGCGGTTGCACCACTTATCTTAACTGCTTTCAATCCAGATAATGTATCAGCAGTTGCAAATGTTGTTGTACCATAGTTATATGGATCAGCAATAATACCAATTCTACGGAAGTCGTTATCTACAGGGAAGTCTCCAGAACCTTCAGCATATGTTAGACGAATGTTTGTCATAACACGCTTACCATTCAATTCTGTCTCATGATCTGCACCATGACCACCTTCAGGAGGTAGAACAATTTCAATTGAACCAGTTGCAGAACCACCAGTTGTTACAGCACTTGACAATCCTGAGTTAGAGAATAAGTTACCATTACCTAAAAGAACATTAGCATATGTATAACCTGATCCACGAGCTTCTATCTCAGCAGATGTAATATTACCAGCACCATTAGTTACAAACTTAACTTTACCGCCTGTACCATCTCCTTGAACTGCAGTGTATAGAGTTTGAGAAGCAGGAAGGTTTGCACCAGCATCTTCAATCAAAGCAACATCAACAGCACCAGCAACAGCAGCACCAGTAACAGCAGTTCTAGAAGCGTTAGCTGGAAGAACGATTGGCATAAAGTCTGAAGAAAGGAACTTCAATACATCATCAGTTGGGATGGTGTACATATACTTCCAAATATACTTAGCACCAGTTGTCTCTGTATAAAGACCTGTAGCAGAAGCATAGTTACCACCTGCAGTAGTTGGTTCTTCAGTAGCGTTTTGTCCAGTTGTGTTAGAAGGATCCTCTCCATTATAAAGACACTTGAATACTTCGTATGCAGAGTTCATTACATAGAACTTAGAATCAGCAATACTATTTGCACCAGATGCTGACTGTTTACCTATTTGACCACCGCCACCTGGTGTAGCAGAATAGTCAGGTTTCCAACTGTCAAACTTAGGGTTAGCAACTAAGTCCCAGTTATAACGACGAATTACAGTACGTGCAAATGAATTAGTAATACGCTTGGCAGCAATCAATTCGTCATATAGATTAATCTTTTCTCTTTGGTTGTCTAGTGGTAGAGGTGGAACATCCTCTGTAGCGTAGCGATATACACCAGACTTTGCTTCAGCACCTGTGTCGGATCCACCAGCACCTCCAGTTCTACCTTTAAGGTCTGAACCAAGAGCTGGTGCGGAATTTATACCGTTGCTGCCAAAAACGTCGGTCAAAAGGAGGGCACTATCATAAACTGCAGCAACTGTGGCACGGAAAGTAGTGGAACCATACGTTCCAACATACACTTCGTTACCAACTACAAAAGCCGTTGAGTTTTTGGAATATACTTCCAAATATGCTTTCCATGGTTGTGGTCTTCCCACAAAGAAGTACATTCTAGATCGCTCTGCACTAGTGTCATTGGGACCTTCTGTGAGAGATTCTAAAAATTGTTTAGCATTAAAGATCCTAAACTTATCAGAGATAATAGCAGCCATTGTTTTTCTGTTCCGACGATTTGTAGTTTGTGCCTGAGTTATTTATATTTATAGCAATATTTAGCTAATTTGATACGGAATGATAGTCGCATTGTTTTCAATGCTTGTACTTCCGCTTTCTACAGTACATCCAGTAAACTGTGTCGCTGTCTTTCCTGTATATTTTATAACGCTGAGTGAACCGAAACTATCGTGTAATAGATATCCTTCATCAGCAAAGTATGCAGTTGTTGCTACAACTACAGAACCACCAATAGTACCAGAAGCACTTGATGAGAATGCAACTGGGTTTTGAATAGATGGAGGAACTAAGTTAAACTTCTCTCCAGCAAGACTATAACTAGAATCTGCTCTCTCAGTAAAGTCAGCAATAGTTATAGTTGGGAAGTATTGATCCATCAATCCTATACTCAATCCAGAAACCTTAGCAGTACCATCATCAAATATACCATCAAAGAATGATATGGTATGTCCTGCATTAGTCTTAGTATATTGACCAATATACTCTGATGATATTCCAAATACTGCGTTAATAATTTCTACTTGAGATCCATCTCTCTTATCAACATAATATCTATCTGCAACATCAATGACATCAACAGCATTACCACTTCTTTGAATAATAGGATCAGTAAGATATACTGTTTCTTCATATCCATCAATAACACCACTTGGAGGTGGAATAATAACAACTTCAGTTGCTTCTCTTGTTACAGAGAAATCAGCAGGAGTTTCAATTTGTCTATGAGTCTTCCTTTCAATACCACCAGCAGAAGCTGATGCACTTACCATAGTAACATCGCTTTCAGAGTCAATTGTTACTACACCACCAAATGCAACTGTAATCTCAGGAATCTGTCTGAGGTATGTACCTGCAGGCCATGTTTGAGGAGTTGTATTTTGCTGACCTCTAAGAAGTCTTAAGAATCTATCTTCTAATTTACCATGATACTTAACAACCTCATTACCAATCATCAATAATCCATAACCATCAAACTTGGTTGTATCAGCAATGTATGCTACATGCTCATTAACTTGTAGATCAACATCAAGTAATGCTGCAGTCTCAAAGTAATTAACATTATCTAATGAATTGTTTTCAATCTCAATATTAATATACTCAACTATTTGTCTACTCATTGTTTGAATAGAGTTGAGAGATACAATATCCTGTACTTCAGCTTTAAGAACAGTTTCAGAATCCTGAAGTTTTAATACACCACCTTCTCCTTCATACTTAACAGGTTCAGGTTCAATATAAACAATTTGAGCACCCTCAGATGGAGGTTGTTGTACATCATCAGTTGGCATAGTGCCATCAGAATCAGCAGCAATTACATTAGGTTTACCAGTTTGAATTATGTCATGAATATGACGGTCTGCATCTGCTGGACTATTAATAGGAACAGAACTGATTGAATCAACACCTGCAACTTGATTAGCAAGAACATTAACTGTTGAAATTGCTGACATTCCACTGATATTAACATCAGGGTTAACTCCAATATAGATTAAAGATACACCAATGTCTCTTTCAGATAAAATATCATATCTTCTAGATACAATTACTTTTGGAGCTGCGGAATATCCATAACCACCATTGAGTAGATCAACACTAATAACTTGACCTTTGTTGACTAGTACATTTGCACTAGCACCACCACCATTACCATCAACAGGAATAAACTCCAATATTGGAGGTGTTTCATATTGATATGCAGTTGGTTGAGTTAATGGATCATAACTACGTTGGTTCCATGTTAATTTGGTAATAGATCCATTCTCAATAGTGGCAACTACTGAGAGACCCTCTCCTCTCGTGATTCCAGTATAAGTCTCAACTGAGACAACACCGTAAATATCATCGGTTAATGTCTCTTTATCTCTACCATCCTTACTTGTAGCTTCATTAGGTAGTGTTTTAATTCTTCTAAATCCTTCTTCACCTTCTATTCTTATCTTGTCATTATTAGCAAGATATGCAAATGGATACTTATGTGTTTTACCTAAGAAAGTACCAAACCATAAAGAATTATCATCGGTTAATATCTTTCTTCCTACAGAATCTAATTGGAAATCTAATAATTCATTACTAATATTTTCAGTGCTAAAGGTATATGTTCTGTCATATGCTCCTTTAACAGCAAATACAAAAGGTCTACCAGATTCAATTACAGTATTCTGACATTTCAAATCATATCCAACATTATTTCCAGATCTAAATGGATTTGATATTTCACCAATTATATTGATAGTACCATCTGCCATTGGTTGCCATACATGAATAGGACTACCAATCTTATCACCCATCCAAGCATACTTAAAGTAATCATCTAATGCACCTGTTTGACCAGTAAATGTAAATCTAGCTTTAGCAAAATATGTATCTGGAGCATAATCAAAGATGTTAAGAATTTGACCGACATCTCTACCATAGAGATATCTAATGTCAACCTTCATCTCTTTCAAGATAGGAACATTGAAAGTAATGTTAGGACCAGAAACTGTGTATGAATATCCTTTTCTTTGAAGTACACCATCTAAGAAGACATACATGCTGTCTTCAGATTCAATACTTTGTACTGTATTATCTTCTACGTCTAAAATTAAGAAAGGACCGTTTCTAACACCATCAACTAAATTATAGTCAATAGTAAGTCTCTTATAATTACCAACACCAATACCAACTACTTTTTCAACTGCAGTCGGTTCACCAACTGTCTTAGCTCCAAAATCTTGATCCCAAATAGGAGCAACATCAAATTTAATTTTGTTAGGAATGACCGTCCTATCTATTAAATAAGAATCAAATAATGGATATGATTCTGTATACTTAGGACGTTGAAGTACAGCATTAATTGTTAAGAATAGATCTTCATCCTTATCAGTATCAACTGCAGTATTATCATCCCAATATAATTCAAATTCTTTAGACTCACCATCAACAAAATCTGGTAATGTTCTAGTTACAGATTTCTCTAAAATATTATCACTTAAATTCTCATAAAGAGAATCAATTGCAGATATAACATTATTACATTCTTGTCCTGTTAATAGTGGATCATGAATAATATTATAATTTGAATATGTTAATGTAGGAGTCCAATTACCTCTCTTATTAGGATCTTGAGATACCTTCTGTACTAAACCTTTACCTTCAGTAAGGATTGTATTAAGAATTCCATTGAATGTATTAAGTGTACTTTCAACTTCAACACATGCTGGACTTTCACTATCAACAATAACATCAGGATCAGTTGTTGGTAACTGATTTCTCATTGCTTGAATCATTAAATCCTTAGCATAAGAAAATACAGCAAGTGTTTCTGTTAACTGATCAGTAATGTAACTTACCTTTTCTGAATCTGGATAATCATCCTTTGTATAATAAAGTTGAGCAGCTTCAACAATTTTTTCATTACCACCAAATTGAAGATGATAAACATAAGCATCAAGAATTATTCCTAGATCTCTCTCACACTTAGTAGATGAAGCACCCCAATTAAGTGATGGGTATGTTGTTTGTGCCCAGTTTAATGATGTAGAAAGAATATATGCTCTATTAAGTGCAATAAGTTGACCTCCCTTATAGAACTTTCCTCTTTGCACACCACTCCAAGAGAATGTTGCTTGCCCAGTACCAGTAAATGAAGTTGGAACTGTATAAGTAGCACCAACAGCTACTTGGAAACTATTACCTGGTGCTACTATAGCAGTGCTAGTTGGGTTACTTCCAGTTGCAACATCAGTACCAGATATACTAGTTTCTCCTACAGGTGCACCACCAGATTGACTTGAATTTGCTAATGCAACATTAGATAAAGTAACCTGAGTAGGTGAATCAATTGATATGATTTTAGTTCCTGAAGTAAATGCAGTACCAGAAGTTATAAACATACCAACAGCAAGATTGCTAGTATCACTAACTGTTACTGTATTAGATCCACCAAAATATAGAACAGCCTCATCAGTATAATCCCAATTTCTAATAGCAAGCTTTGCTAGTCTAGTTGCATAACTAAAGACATCATTTGTTTTTGTTTTGTTGTTTTGAATATACAAATAATCATCATCACTATTAAAAATATCAGAATAATCAATAATCTTAACATTACCACCAAATCTAATATCATGTTGATAAGCATCTAAGATTGCTCTTAAATTTGCTTCATAATCATCTTGTTTGGTTGCCCAATCTAATGATGTATGAGTCTCTTTACCATAACCAATAGTTTCATTAATAATAAACTCTGCATTCCTTTCAATTTGATTTGCAGCATCAATCCATCTTCCATTACGTTGGAAAATATTTCTAATTTTCTTTAAGTATTTTGTATTATATTGATTATCTTTAAACTGGAATATCTTACCGTAGAAAGTAACTCCTTTATAAGCAATACCATTTTTATTTCCTGCTCCTAATGGAGGATTAGCAAATGTAATCTGATCACCACTAATAGTATAAGCAACTTCAGGTTCTTGAATAACACCATCAAGAGTAACTATAATTCCTTTAGCTGATGCAGGTGTAAATGGTGTTCCCTGATCATTAAGAATTTGGAATTGTGTTGTTCCTTGTAATTTACCATCAGCATCATAGTAACCATCAAATGTACCATTAATAGTAAACTCAAAAGCACGATTCTCATTGAATAAGAATTCACTATTAGATGCTGATCCAACACCCTTACGAATTCTAGTGTTTTCTATCTTTTGTGTAGTTTGAGTTATTACATGAGTTGTATTCTCAACAGTAATAGTATTCTTTGCAGGATCCCAAAGTTGTATAACACTGAAATGAGATGCCTTTGGAAGTTCCTCTGGCATTGATGCTGCAGCATCAGTTTCAATATCTACTTGTCCAAATAGTTTAAATCCAGCTGGATGAGTAGTAGACTTTATTAAATCTCTCCATTGTTCAATAGGAGTTTTAGATTTAATAACATATGAATAATCTTGATAGAAATCACTATCTAATAGTTTCTGATTAGATACACCTAAACGTCCTTTATCAGAATTATAATAACCCAAGTTATCATAGAAACTAGTAATCTCTTCTGCAAACGTAGTAACAAATATAGTTTTTACTGTTGATAATACATTACTTCTTAATGTACTTTTTATTAAAACATTCTCTCTAATAGTACCATCTATCTCTCCTATTTTAAGAAGGTTAGAACCCTTTCTATATTCTACTACCTTTGCTCTAAGAACTTCTACACCATCAATGGTTTGAACTACTGTCTCACCTTTTTGATACTCTGGTATATTGGTACCACCATCTATAGGTGTTGAAGTTATTATTGCACGATTTGTATATGTAGCAGGATTACCCGAAGGACCGCCTGGACTAGTTGTTGTACCATTACCATATATCTCATAATTACCACCATCATAGAATGGATCATCTGGTTTATATAAAAATTCTCCAAAAGTAACTTCTGAGATAATTAAAGTCTCACCATCCCATTCACCAACTATACCTTTTGCATCTATAATTTCTACACCAGTGGCATCATCAATATGTTTTTGAGTAACCTCTTCACCTACAGTAAAAGGACCAATGTAAGTTGGAGTATTCCAATATCTTTGTCCAGCTAATTGTGATGGATTTTTTAAAGATAATACTAGACCTGTTCCTTGAACACCTAAAACATAGCTTGAAGAATAACTAGATGCTACTGTTTTATCTTTATGGTATCCACCACCATTCTGTATGATATTAACACTTTGAGGAATTCCGATTGTAGAACTAGAAACATAAGCTTGAACATCACTTTCTATAATTCTAATTGTAGG